CCTCCAGCGGTCGATGGTGCGCCTGGTTATTACCCAGTCAGTGCAACGGCGTCTAGTGGCCAACCTACAAAGGTTGGCTGGCAAGTCTATCTGAATTCGGGTGGATGGACCAACATTAAGAAGGACACCTACTACCAATTCAATGTGATCCAGGCCGGACAACCATCTGCCTACGTCACTCGTTTCCGTGTAGATGGCGTAGACCGCTTTTCGGCTCTTGGTGCCGGTGAAGACATTTCATACACCACGACGGGTACGTCGGTAACGCCAGTTTCCACAACTAACGAGATAGGCCTGTGGGTAAACAGTCCAGGTGGTAACTGTGACTACAGCGGGCTTGTACAGATTCGAGCTGTATTTGACAACACAGCCCAGGGCGGTGGTGTGCGATACTCTACTGCTTTTACCCTTGATTTCTCAGATCGTGCGCCTTGCTGCTGGTTTTTCTCCACTGCTCACATCACACAAAGACTAAGTCAGGAGCAATGGGTACAGGCCGGAAATATCGAACGTGAGCTGTTTAAGCGTTATCGCAGACCCCTGGCTTGGTACATCTTCAATGGTGAGGAACTTGTCCGGAGAATGAAGTCAAAGGGAGTGCAACAATCCTATTTTGAGGACTTCACTAAACGGATGTTGGACCTATGGGGAAGTGACCGAGATGAGGCCATTAAGGCTTACATCAAGGAAGTGATTCAAGTCACCACAGAAAATTGGCCTGAAATTACCACAACTAGGAGATTTCAGGCCGCTGCAAAACTCACAGGCCAGTATCAATAATCTGACCACTCAGGGTCAGAGAAACAGGCCTTGGTGTTGCTCCAGGAACGAATACTCCCCACCGCTTAGAGGATGAGGGAGACGCAAACACAGTGGCCGGGTTAGTAACCGCTGTTCCGCCATCTCTTGGGTCATTCACCAATGCTGTCAAAAGCGTCTCAGACGTTAGCCAGTTGTGCAGAGATGGCGTAGTATCAGTCTTGGCCGGAAGATCGATATAGAGCGTTCCAGCGAATACCGTGCGATTCTGAATGTTAAGGGACACAAGGCCTGAACTTCCGTTCTTGACCACAACCTCTGCGCAGGCAATGTCCACAGTGGAGCTTGCAGCAGGAGAAGCGGAGTAATCCCAAGGACCAGAAACCAATGTGCCTGCCGTGTAGAATGGTGCACCCGGTGTGACCACATGGTATTCGCAGTTGTTGCTTGAATACGTTGGGCTGCCACTACTAGCCCCTTGTAATCCGCCTGGGGAAAGTTGTTTAGACGTAGCAATAACAGTCGCTCCAGCTGCATTTCCAGAGTAACCCAGATTTTCAATCTGAACTGATGTGGTTGTGGGTGTGCCTAGTACTTCGAAGTAGCCAGCAGTTTCAATGTAGACCACTTGGCCCACACTAATCCACGTGGAGTCATCCACGTTGATTGTCACGTTGTTTCCTGAAGAAGGCATGACAAACGATGAAGACGTAATAGAAAAAGCTGCAGAGCTATTTCCACTGTAGCCGCTGTAACCACTAAAACCACTGGCGCCACGGGCTCCACTATACCCAGATTGCCCACTAAAACCAGAAGCACCCGATTCGCCTGAACCGGAGCCACCACTTGGGATGATGCTTGGAACAAGAATGGACCCCTGTAGAACGGCCACTGGCCGCATGGTTATCTGGACATCGCCATACACCTCAATGGCTGATGAACCCGTGTTGGTGACCCTGACAGCTAGTTGACCCTCAGGCCAGAAAGTGGTTTGACCGGATATCTCACTAAGTGTAGATGCAAGCGTTTCACCTGTGCTAGCACCATACGTTGAAGACCATAGGACTTCTAGGCGTCCAACGTTGGTTGGAATGGAAGCCACAATGGCATTAAGGACCCTGGCCTCAAATCCAGCTGGTATTCTAAAATTGCTAATGACCAGAGTTTGACCTGTTACCAGTGAAACACGTGGAACTTGGATATCAATGATCTGTTCCTTGTTGTTTACCTGCGCAATAATCTGATTGATCGCAGCCGCTAGGATGTTATCACGTTCGGCTAGATTGCGAGTACAAAATGAAATTGTTTGAGCTGAGTTGGCGTCAGTGGCCGTCAGGTGCTTAACGTCACCATTGCCATATGGCAATCCTGCTGCCTTTGGAAGTACGAGTGATTCAATCATGGCTTGGTGTATTGGTAGTCTACTTTGTCAGCAAAAGACTTGAAAAGACGCAGATTGAAACGGACTCGTTCATCCAAGAAAAAGTACCGCTGCACTTTCTCTACGCCAGTCTTAGATCTTTTGAAATTCATGGACACTGATTTGCCCTTGACTATCCTGGGCGTAATGGATCCAACATGCCCAAGACTTAACTTGTTCAGGTTAACTACTGATTCCTCAACAAGTGAAATGAAACAGTCATGGACCTTGTTGGCTGCGACATAGGACAAATCGCAATCAGACATCAGTCTGCGAATAATCTGGGCCTTAGTGATAGACTTGTGCTTCCTCATGTGTAATTCAGTCCCAAGGTAAGAAACTGATCTAAGGCCTTTACTTGAACATTAACGATCAGCGTTCTCTGATTTGATGGCCTCTCTGTGGTCACAGCTATGATGGTTACTCTGGGTTCAAACTTGTTGATAGCCTGAGTAACTTCCTGCTCCACCTGGGCCTCAAGAACGGGCGTGTCTAGTTCAAATACGAGTCGATGAATGTTTGTCCCAAAATCTGGATTCATCAGACGCTCACCTTGTTTTGTGAGCAACAGGTTTCGTAAGTCAGAAATGATGACTTGCACATCTGAACCTGTATTCAGTACCCAATCGCCCACTTCAGAGTCTGTGGGCAATATCGGACCACGGATAAATCCACCATTGACCTGTACTATTGGGGCTGAATCTAAAGAGAGGTATATGACACTGAGATCCGTGTCTGGTGACGGTGAGCGGTAGTTTGTTCCGTTGACTTCAACGACGTAAAAGCCAGGATTGAGGTACGTGTGGGTTAACGTTTGAACGACCTCTCCACTCGACTTAAGAGTCCTAGGTATGGATGTAGTAGTGCCATCACCCCAGTTTATGGTACCAGAGAGGTAATTGAGTGAATCACTGGTCTCAGACAGTGTTACCACTAGAGTGAGGACGCGACCACTTAGTGAGTGTGACGTCGTCGTTGTCATTTGTGTAGCCGTGTATACCGCCGCCACGGTCTTTCATCTTCAGTCTTAGATTCAAAGACCTGTGATGGTCCCTGATCTTTTTCCTGACTGGGTTTGACAGTCTGACCCTGGTCCTCCTTGATCAATATCGACTGGGCCTTTGGTCTCTGGTTTTCATTCAACTTTGTCTTGTCCAACTTGGCCTTGGCATTGACAGCATCAGTCGGAGCAGTAAAGTCACAACCAGCCACAAGACGGGTTTCTCCCACAACGATAGCATCACCTTGACGAATTGATGATAGGCCCAACACGTCGCTAGGATTGCGATACTTTTTAGGCTTGAAGTTGTCTATCTCAGAGGCTTCCATAGCAGACTTGATGCGGATAGAAATTTGAGATTTTTCTGGGTCCAACACCTGTTTGATCGCCTCACTCGCCTTCTTCAGATTTGATTCCACAACCTGGGATTCCATCGGCATGGCTTGCGTTGGCGTGGGCAGGGCTGTCATAAATACGTTTACGACATCGTCTGGAAGACGAAGGTAACGCTTAAAGATCAGTTCAACCCATGCCTCCTTTGGAAGGTTGTAGGCGGCCATGACATCGGCCAATCTGCTAAGGATGTCTGCCTGGACTGACAGCAGTTCCATCTTCATCTGGTCCTCAAGACCACCAATGTCAGCCATCTTGGCCTGAATGTTCAGGGAATCAAGATTGGTTTTCCCCTTTAGTATCGCGTGGAAGTTGCCCAACCATGTATATTGGGAAAGAATGGGCTTGCGAATAGACCGCACCTTTCGCAGGAAACGAATGTCTTGAGCCAGTAGTGATTTGCCCGAAGGTGCATTCTGGCCCGATGAGTTGCCGATGCCAAACCAACTCTTTGGCATGCCCAGAATGGAGTAAAACAGGTCTGTCAACAACTCAATGTCATAAACGTCTGGCACATTGGCCGTGCCATTAAGTTTTGTGATTGTGTGCTGGAAACCCTTGGGCTGGGCTACCCACAAGACAGAGTCCAGTGCCCATGGATTGTAGAAAGACTTGAATTCGGTGGGTGACGAAACGTCTGAGGTAGAGCCAGTTCCAAACGACTGACGTGAACGCAGCATCTGCTTCCACCGTTGAACGGTGCGCATTTGGTCTGCTGGGGCTTGTTCCTGTACGTCGATGTTTACCAAGTAACGATCTGGCTGAACCTGAGCGCGGTGAACAACCATTTGGTCCACAGCCATGCGCAACTTCTTGTAGATTCCTTGGGCCTCATCATAAATGGCTTCACCATATTCTGATGAGCGCATGCGAAACATTCTCCTCATGTGGAGAATGTCCCAAGGATACCAAAGGTCTTCACTGCGGCCCTGTGTGGTAGCAATGGCCGCACGAGGAATCTCAGTGACGCCGTCTGCAGCCACAAATACATCGCTCTTTCGTGGCTGTCTATCAGCCCACTTGAAACCAATGCATTGACGGTTCTTTTCTAGCCAATAGCGGCGTACATTTTTAGGATGAATGAAATGCAGCCCCATCACACCTTCGCCAGAGGCGTACTCAATCTTCTCGTAATGATTGCCAAGAGCTGCAAGATACCAGACCTGTGAGTTGAGGATGTCTTCAATCCCAATAAGGTCCAGCATTTCATTAAGGTCATCTTCAAGTTCGGCGTCATTGCACTCGAACCAAAGTGTGCCCGGGTTGATGGGATCTCGCTGCGTGGCTTCCTCAACCAACTCCGTAAGGGCTGCAGCCATCATGTCCCAGGTGCCCATTTCCTCCCAAAGGTCCAGGACCTGGTCCATGGACGATGGGCGCTTCATGATGGTCGCGTACTTCATCCAGGTGTCTGGATTTGCTACGCGGGCCGCATCGATAAAGTCGTCTACCAGCTCCTGGTTGGCGGAGGGAGTGTTAGCACGAGGAATGATAGAGCTGATCGGATCGCCAGACCCAATAAAGCCCATGCGCTTTAAGAGCTCTGTTCCTATTGTGCTGAATTTCATATTTTCTTGTAAACTAGGGTGGAGTAAGTTCTCCTAGGCATGGCAGAACAAAGTAAAAGAAAGGTGCGGGTTAAGAGCAAGCGTCCTGGAAAGGATGCCATTATTGCTTTCCGACTGGAAACAGCTTTCAGTGAAAAGCTAGGGGCCCAAGTGGACAGCGTACTGGTGAATGGGATAAAATCACAAGGTGACATGGCGAGAAAGATTGTCATGGACTTCCTCATGGGCCGACTGGTTTATCCTATTCCTGAGTATCGGACTTTGAATCCTGCCCGGACAAGTCATCAGACTCCAGCTTTATCTTGAACCCATAGTGGGTCTGGCCACGCTGTTCAAAGGTATAGGCTTGGTTGTCTTCAGCGATCAACTGCTTGATGACGTCAATCTGCTCCTGTGGAACTTTTCTGAAGAGAAGTTCCACTAGGAAATTGTTGCCCTCCTTGAGGATCTGCACATTTTCAAGGAATGACATCAAGGCAGGAGATGTCATAAACCTTAGCAACAACCTGTCCACGTAGGCCTTGACCTTTGAGTCCAAGACATCGTGGTCTATCTCTTCCATCAAGAATTTTAGGACCCGATCAATAGTCATATCATGGTTAAGTACAGTTCTTGGTTTTGTGATCGAACCATTGAAAGCTAATTGGAAGTGGCGCACTGGACCTGATGGTCAACCTGAAGGTGTGCCCAACGTAACAACCTCTGGATTCGCAATAGATCCAGAGGGTTTCTTCCCCATCATCTACAGAGGGCCTCATGTCCGCTCAGCCAAGGATTGCTGGTCTCTTCCGTCTGGACTCCATGAGTGCGGATACACTCTTCCTCAGCAATTGGCCATTGAGCTGAAAGAGGAGCTTGGACTGGATGCTGATTGGAACAGGGCCGTCCCACTTGGATTCTACGAAAACTTGGCCCAAGTTGATAATTGGCACTGGGTCATCGCTGTCTATGCTATCCCAGTAAAGACACTGGACACTCTTATCAATCGTGAACCAGAAAAGCACCCAGAGATGCGCAAGGTTCACTATACTGAGGTGTTGGATGACTCCTTTCTGAAATTGCGATGGGCTCCACAACTGGGACCATTCCTTCGCCGTGAGTCTCAGTCCATTCGGAACAAGTTGGTTGGTCTGCTATGAGATTTTTGATCTTTGGAGACTTGCAAGCATCAGATGGTCATGAGCGGTGTTTTCATGACCCAACCATCCCGCTCCAAAGATGGCGGGTAAACCAAACGTTGGACTTGCTGGCCCGTCTTTACAAAGATCACGGATGCCATGGTCTTATCGATTTGGGTGATACAACGGATGACAGACAAGCCATCCCCATACCCACCATCCATGCGGTCCTAAAGCCCCTAGAACGTTTCAAGGGTGGACACAACATAAAGCTCATGGGTAACCATGAGCAGTGGTTGAAATCAACGTCTGTTCATCCAGGCGTTATGTATTCTCACATCTTCAAGGTCGTTGAGAATGCAGAAGTTCTTAAGTTTGGAGATGTGGCCTTTGCGTGCGTCTCTTATATCGATGACCATGAACTCCTTGAAAAGTCAATCAAGGAGGTTGTGGCCAAAGCCCGCAAGTCTTGCACTAAGGTAGTCCTTCTAGGACACTTCTCAATGGCAGGGGCTTCTGCGCATGGAATGACACTGGACGATGGTCTTGACACAGAAGACATTCCAAAAATTGATATGGGTTTCCTTGGGCACATCCACAAGCACCAAGAAATAAGAAAGGGTCTCTTTTACGTTGGTTCACCATTCCAACAGGATTTCGGTGAGACTAACGAGAAGAAGTATGTGGCCATTCTTGATACTGATAGCATGTCAGTGGAATGGATTGATACTGGTATGCCCCAGTATCGGAGGATGAATCTTGAGCAATTTAAGGCCTCAGTAAGAGAGGACCAAGAGGATCGCTATGAGGTTAGACTGGCTTCATTTGAAGAGTCCAAGAAATTCTACGAGCA